ACCTCTATAGTCGGATACGCCAAAAACGTATCTTTCTCTAGCTTTGTATCTAACGTTACCAGTATCAAAGTCCCCTTCCATTGCAGTTGTCAATGGTGTTCTTTGGAACATTTTCATACCGTTTGGTACGTCCGTAATAAGATACCAGCTATCAGCATCAGTCAAGAAATTGTTCACTCTATATCCTTGAGGAACCATTCCCATTGAAAAGATAGCATTGAGATCATTATCAGCAGTACCAGTTCTACCTTGAGATTTTAAAATTCTCTCAGCATTGAACTGATTGCCAGAAGGGACAATCATCTTGACCCCTTTAGCTGCTATTCTTAAACCTCGTTCATCAGTGAAGGCATTAATATCAATTAATGCTGTTTCCAATGAAGTTTCGTTTAAGTCCGCTTGAGTTGATAAAGTGTTTTTAACATTTGTTCCACTTACAGTTGTGTGTGCAGTAGAGAACAATGCAACGCCATCCCCTGATTTAAAAGTTGCCGTTTGAGGCAAGCCATTAACCAGTGGGTTAGCTGCTTTAACTTCTTTTGCGTTGGACATGGATCTAGCTAAAGCTTTTGTATAACGAGAAGCAAGTCTGTCGTAGAGATTATCTTCGATAGCTTCCTCTGTTATCGCAAATGCTAGAGCGATAGTTTCCATTGTATACCTTGCAGTGTAGGTTTCTTCAGCATCATCATATGAGATGCCTTGACCTTCTGCTTTAACGTCGGCGTTCGCGAATCCAGATAACATGACTTCTTCTTCAAAAGCCCTGTCACTTGATTCAGTTACGTAAATTTCAGCATGTTGATTGTCATACCGTTTATATTCCAGCCCAAATAGTGCATTTAGGCCAGGTTCTAGTTCTTTGACTAGCTGTGCTCGTGATATTGCCATGTTCTATATGCTCCTATTATGATGCAGACGTTAAGCTACCAACGACTTGGTTGAGGTTCTGAACAACGACAAAAGTGCAATTTGCATTTGCTATGTCAGAGTTTTCAGGATCCTCAGCCGATCTTACGACCCGCCATTGATTCGCTGTTGCTGCTCGCGTTGAATACGTTAGTTCTGAACTCGACTGTCCACTTGTAGTGGATCCATTAGCTGTTACCGTTAAGCCATACGTTTCAAAAACGTCGGCTTGTGGAAGAGCTGCATCCGCTGAGACGTTAAACATCTGAAACGGATAATCGATTACAAAAGCTGTTGTATTTTCGCTGTTTGCTGGAGATGTACTAGCGACGTAGTGATTCTGCCAAGTCGGCTTCAAAGTTGTAGCCGCATTGTAGAATATACCGTTCAACACACCGACTGTACTGTTCGTGATAGCTGCTTGCGCGGTAGTTATGTATCCACCAACCACCCTTACAGATGATCCTTGGAACAATTTTGTACCATACGCCGCTTCTATGTAGAATTTGCCTTGTCCTTGAGTAGCAGGGGTTGACCCATACGTACCCACAGGAATTAAGCCAAACCCAGCACTGTTACGATTTGCCATAGTATTACTCCTATATGTTTACAGTTTTATCTGTAAACGGTTAAAATATTCAGTGATAGGGAATTGGTTGTTATCCCGAGAAAATTAACTTTTCTTTGTACCACCGAAGGTTACGCGAGATTGTCGATCAACATTGATCGGCATACTCTTGTGCTGTTCCTTCATGAGATCGTGTTCTACAGCTTCGTCTTGCCCTTTAGATAAACTCTCTATATAGGCTGCTCGTTGCTTCGCAATCTCTTCCGATATCCTTGCCAGCAAAAGGCCACCAACTCCAATGACACCTGCGTATTTACCATCGGTAATTACGGGATATTGAGCATCTGGATATTCATCGGCTCTCACCAATTCAAATCCTTCTCTCAAACGAGCTGAGACATTTTTAGTGTCTTGAAACCCTAAACTCTCTGCTCTTATCCATCTATGCCTGAATCCATCAGGCGCAGGCGGAGCATCTAAAGATGATGGGGGAGTCCACACTTTTGGTCTTTCAGTCTTTGACCGTGTTGAGCTCGCACGAGAAGTTGTATCTTGTTCTTTTTTCATATGCTTATGCCTCCTTCGTGAGTTTTAATTGTTTCGCATATTCTTCGAGTGGCACACCTAATTTTTTCGCAATAGCGACTTGTGAAGATGTGAGTCTCACAGTTTGGCGTCCTTGTTTTACACTTCTTTGTGCTGAAGCGACCGACTGAACGGGCTTGGACGTTTCTATACCCCTATCCTTATCAAATTTATTAGGAAAGTCAACTCTTATACGTTTGTCGATCTCCTCATAGTACTCATTTGACTTAGGGTCATACCCTTCCTTTTCAACCAGGTCCTTGTGGATTTCAAAAGCTGTAAAAGTCATCGCTCGGTTTTGACCGAACCATTTGTTTTTTCCAGCCCACGTTTCCGCTTGAGGATCCGCAGGTTGTTCCGGTAGATATTGTGGAGTTTGTCTTGGTAATTTACCACCGTCAGATAATTTGACGTCTTCTTTACGTTCTTTGGCTTGCTCCAATTTAGCATTATCAAATGCTAATGTCGCAATCCGTTTGTTGGCTTCGACTTGAGCTTTTGCATCACCCGCTTCAATGGCACCGGCCAAGTCTCGTTGCGCCGATTCCATGCCGCTTTTGATGTTCGTTTCAAATCGTTTCCAGTAATCAGTATCTATTTTTAAAAATCTTTTCTGATCACTTTGTCTTTGAGTCTCTAATGCTTGAGCATATTCGGTTGCAGAATCTCTTTGTCTTTCCGCTTCCCGCATCTTACGAGTAAGTTTGGCAATTCTTGATTGCACACCCTTACTGTAATCCTCAAGTTTAGTGTCCTCTTCCTTCGGTTCTTCCTTGGGTTCTTCTTTAACTTCTTCTTTGACTTCTTCTGGTTCTTGGTCCTTGATTACTTCTTTAACTGTTTCTTCCTTCTCGACGACTTCTTCCTTTTTTTCCTCAGGTAATGTCACATCGTACTCCGGTCCGGATGTATCGATGTCTACCTTCGGGTCCTCCTTCTTGATCTTATTTTCTTCTGGCATAGTTTCCTCCTATGATTAATATTTATGCAAGATATCCGTTGGATCCTTGACCGTTGCCAATATTTCATCTTCATTGAGCAACCGTACTTCCCCACCTTCAATTTCAATCCGTGAGCCAGCGTAACGGGCAAAAACCACCCAATCACCGACCTTGCACCACGGGCCTTGAGGATAACGATCTCTATCGCTATAGCAACTCTTCCCCATTGCTAACACGTTTCCACATTGAGACGCCACTTGTTGACGTTCAATGGTTTCGCTTCCTAAAACAATTCCACCTTTAGTTTTTTCCTTCATTCTAAAAGGCAGCACTAAAATTCTCCAACCGGTTGGCCGGGGTAGTTTAGTCGTTTCTTTGGTAATCTCTTTTCTAGGTTCTGACTTGTATTTTTCTTCGAGAGCTTTCTTATGTTTTGGGACTTCCTTTGGTAACTCCTTGGGAGTTTCCTGGTTTTTTAATGTCGATAATGGTTCCGTCACGTTGCTCCTTTTCATCAAGCAGGCTAGAGATTTCCTGTTTCACTGCTTCCAGTGCATTGATCTGACCTATTATATACTTGTAGGTTTCCATATTGTCAACCCCTCCTGATGTAACGGAGATGGCTAACGATTGAATGCGTCGTTCTAAACCACGACGCAGTTTATAAACTAAGCTTTCGAGGTCCATTCTGGTTTTATATTATCCCAACCATAAAACTTTCTTAAGGAAGGATTATATACCTTTCCCATTGTGTTTTGCCCTTCAAGGTAGCTTCCAATATAGGGAGCTTTTACCATTTTAGGGGGTTTACTTGTAATTCTTGATTTAATTTTTGCCATTATGCTTTTCTTTTTGCAGCTATTTTCTTGAATGTTTTAGCTAAAGCTTTAGCTCGACCTGTACATCCTGGTTTTGTAATCGGTGTACATTTTCCTTTAGTTCCTCTTTTTTTAATGGAAGCACTAACCTTTTGCATCCATTTTTTATCTTTTTTAGCTTTACCACCTTTGGCATAACCCATGTCAGATTGTCGAATCTCGTCTTTACCAGCTTGAACTTTTGCAGCTTCTTTTCTTGCTACGTGTTTTTTTGCTGCTTCTCCAAGTCTCTTCGCACCTTTTCTTATTTCTCTAACAACTCCTCCTGTAGCATAGCCACGATTCAATTCTCCATGAACTCTGGATATTTCAGCTCTACGATTTGGATCGGATCGTTCGCCCTCAACACGACCTAGTTCTTCTAATAAATTCGTTCGACCTCTATTATGTGGGCCTCCATGCCATAATGCAGCTCGACCGCCTGTTTTTAAAGCAGCTCCTGTTCCACGTTTAGCAATTCCTCCGCCACGTAAATTGATGGCTCCTAAATTTTTTGGGTTTCTGACAATAGTTCTCCAATTACTCATTAATCTTTAAATCCTTTTTTAATAAAAACACCAGTAGGTTTATCTTTATAACCTTTTAATTCTTCTGCTTGTCCAGTGTCAACCATTTTTTTAAGTTTTTCCTTACCCTTTTTAACATCTTCTACAGCTTCATCAATTTTACGACTACGTCTGAGACCAAAATGAGTTTTAACTATCTTGGCTCTTTCTTTAAGATCTTTTCCTGCACCTATGTGTTCAGGGATTTTTCCTGATCCTGCTTTTACACCTGTAATTGTTCCAGTTTTATCTTTTACCCACTTGGATTTAGATTTACTTTTAAACCAGTCCGCAACTGCTTTTCCCAATTTAGGAGCTTTAGTTATACCAAATCCAGCCATAATTAATCCTTACGCTTTTTTCCAGTCTCTGGAACGTTTACCCCATTTACCGTAAGATAAATCTCGTTCAGCTTTTGCTTTTTTAGGATCTTTTTTAGTTGCTTTACCTTTTCCTAAACGCTCGCCGATCGATTCATCTTTCCTATCTATATAACCTTGTTTCTTGCTACCAGCTTTTTTAGTACCAGCTTTGTATGGGAATCTAGATTTATAGGGTCTTGTTCCGAAATCATTTCTCATGTTTATCTCCTTGTGTGATTGTTAATATAATTATCTATAAAAAGCAATACTATTTCTTCTTAGGTCCGCCATTCCTAAAGATCTGAGTTCCTTTTATTCCAAAAATGCTCGCTACGACAGTAATCCAGAGTGTCTGGAACCATATTGGCAGTGAGCCAAAATGATGAAAAAACAATTCAATCTTCTGCATCATTGCCGGATCGTCGCTGAAAACTGCCCAGGCGAGCACCACTATGGGCGCCGAAATAATGATAAGAACGATTTCGTCCTTAAAATCGTTATCTCGCGATTCTAAAAGTTTGCCCTGGTAAGATTCTTCTCCTCGAGCCATACGTTCTGCATGAAGCAGAGCCGCATCTGACATTGCCATTTTTGTTCTTTGTTTATTTGAATAAATTTTAGCTCCAGCTTGCAGAGCTATTCTTGCTAATCCAAACCAAGCCATGTTAGAACCAAGTTGCTGTTTGTTTTTTTCTAGTTTTTGTACCTTTTACAGTAACCTTTTCCCCTTGAGCAATATAAGATCCTTTTGCTCTGTAACTTGTTTGACCCCGTGGGTCAATGTGCAAGTTTTGAGAAGGGATTGGTAAGCTCGCAGTTTTTCCTAATGGTGCTTTTTTTATTGTCATAATTCCTCCTGTTATAGACTACCTTTTAGGACCTTTCAAGGTCTTAACGTCAGCTCGTTTCATTCGATCTGAAGTCAGTTTAGTTTCAGCAGACATTACCGATTTGGCAATGGCTGTATCAGCTCTGAGTTGAGCTAAATCTTCATTTTGCTCTAATTTGTCTTCGGTTAAATCTCTATTCTGAACTAATTTAGCTTTATCCAAATTAATTCTCGCTTTTGTCTCTTCTTCTTTTCTTTGATTCTCCATTGCCTTCAAATCGACCTCTCTTGCTTTTAATTTAAGCAATGGATC